GAAATATCTACAAGTTCGCAATTTCCGTCTGAGCTGCAAGCCAGGGTTGCATTTGTTGAAGTTCCGTCTTCTGTCTCATAAAATGATAGATCTTCCCAGCGAATATTAATAGGCATTTTTGCTACTAAGGTTTCGTATTCTTCTTTTGAAATTTCTTGATATGGGGCCTGCTTGTATGTATGCTCTGAGTGAGGCAGAAATGAAATACCAGAAACTTCATCAAAGTTTTTATATACCCATGCTCCTACTTCCATCCACTCATCTTCTTTTACAGAAACTGTAATAGAAGGCTTGTGTTCACACCAAGCACGTTGATATACAAGCCAAATGTTTAGGTGATCAATTGCTGTTAAATCATTTCTTACGATTGCACCCTCTGGTGCTTTTACTGGAAATGAAAATACATAAGTTTCATTCGGCTTCATAAAATCATCTTCTACTGGAATACCAACTTCTTTTAAAAATGTTGAGATTGGATCTCCTTTTGAACCACGAACTGTACGAACATAATATGGTGAATGCCAAGGATGCATGCCTGAAGATACTCCAACTAATTGAGATACTGTTCCAGAAGGTTTTACACATGTAATTGCCGCAGATTCAGGAATTCCAATTTTTCCAGACTCTTCTTTGTTTACTTCTCTTGCTTTTTCACGCAATGTCATCAAGAATGCTTCAAGTGCAATTAAGTCTTCTTTACCAGACATAAACTTATGACCAAATTGTCCAGTTAAAGAAACACCCAATAGTCTTTCTTCTTCTGTGTTGTCTTTCCAAATTTTACGAAGGTACTTAAAGTCTGTTAATGTAGACTGCCATGTCCCAAGAATAGTTGCTAGCTCTACCTTACGCTGAATGTCTTTTTTAGTATCGTTTTCACGCAATACGACTTCTGAAAGATTACAGAATTGATATGGGCGCAAAATAATTTCAGAACATGGGTTAGTTCCATAATGAATGTCTGGATCTCTTCGACCAAACTTTGCAGCCTGTGCTTGTGCTGCAGCTACATTATATATACCACGTTCTCCAGATTTAGAATCGTATAGAGATTTCCATTCTGCAATAAACTGTTCCATTTCTGGTTTACGAGAATATGCAACTGAGTTATTAGACAAAGCACGTTGTGGACTCTGCTCCCACCAATTACCAGATTTGGCTTGTGCCATTTCTATATCATTAATATTAGAAAGAGAAATCATTGCAGAGCGTCTAACGCCACCCACAACTACAACTTCTCCAATTTTACACATAATGTCGTGGCACTCAATTGGCTTAAGGTTTCTACCAGTTGCATTCTTAAATTTTGCAATAGTGAAATCAAAAAGATTTACCAAGGGTTGAGGTCCAGATGATCTTCCACCCATTGTCTTGAGTCTTGCTCCTGCTGGTCTAACTTTAGAAACATCTATGGCTGGAATTTGTCCAGACCAAAGTAATGCAAGTAATTCACGATATGCCTTTGCCCATCCTTGTTTTGAATCTTCTACAGTTATTACAGTAGTAGATTTTTCCAAAGATTCTGGAACGGCAGGAAGCTTATTAATATACTTATACTCAACGGAGAATCCAACCCCAGTACCACACATCAAAACATACATTGTTTCGTCAAAAGATCTTGGAGAATCTACTGGCAAAAAAGCGCAGTTATATCCTGCTACATTATCTCTTTCTAGTGCGGCGCCAGATGTCATTACTGCTCTCATTGATGGCATTACATTTCTTTCAAACACAAACTCTTTTAATTCCGCAACTAGCTTTTCATTTGGAATATAATTACAATTTTGTTTTAAATGATTTGTCATAAAAGAAAAATATCTATCTACTGTTTCTCCCCATGTTTCTCTGCGTGATTCTGACTCTACCCATTTAGCATATCTAGATAGTGCAATAAAATTTTCATAAGGATTATCAATAGTATTTTTCATGTTTCGCCTTTTTTCTTCCGATTTACGGATTAATTATTTTGAGTGAGGTATAAGTGTATCAAACTTTTTTCTAAAAGAAAAGAAAAAATATTTTTATTGTTGTTTTTTAGTTAACTGTAATATATAATACTATATATATAATATATATTGATTTGTTTGATTTGCTGACCCCCCGACCCCCCTATGGAATTATACTAAATAGATATTCTTTGTCAAGAAAAAAATTATTTGACATATTCTTGCTTAGAATGGTATGATTATACTTCGCTATCTCTAAAGGAGGAAATGCCAATGGAGAATATAAAGAAAAGCTTAAGCGATATTGTTCATCAATATGCTGCGATTACATTAACAGTAATGTTTTTGTTTTCCAACACAGTTCATGCAACAAATGCACAAGCTTTAATAGTACAACCAAAGACAGAAGTACAACTTAAGAAAGAAACCTTAGAGAAGTACAGCAATACTGTTTATAAGCCTTCACAAATGCTTTCAGACATTGAATTGAAAGAACTACTGGTTGCAGTAGGCTTTGAAGGAAAAGCCCTTAAAACGGCTTGGGCCATTGCTAAGAGTGAGTCTAATGGACGACCACTAGCGTATAATGGTAACAGGAATACTGGAGACAGTTCTTACGGAATTTTTCAGATCAATATGTTGGGTCAACTCGGCGTAGATCGTAAAGAAAAATTTAGCTTAAAGTCAAATGAGTCATTGTTTGACCCAACTAGAAATGCAGAGATAGCGTATTATATGACTGATGGCGGAAACAATTGGTCAGCTTGGAAGGGTTTAACCCCAAGAGCACAGGAATTTTATTTAAAGTTCCCAAACAGTTAGAAAGGAAGTGTAATGAGGATACAGTACGTGTCTACTTACATTAAACTTTCGGAAGAGGGCCTTGTTCCTAAGCTTTTATGCCCACAGGATCAGGGCTCTCTTTTATGTAATGGAGACGGGGAGTCTCTTATATATCTATATTGCCTTGAATGCGATTATAAAAATACTATGGGTATATCTAAGTATGAAAATATAGTAGAATTAGTAGATGAACAAAAAAGAATTTAATTTTGAGTACGACACAGTTTCCGAAACGGATGCTATGGGTAGAGAAATTTGGTGGTTAGATGCAGGAAGACCAGAAGACGGAAACAAATAATTTAGAAGATAACCTGCCTATGGTTAACTACATAATGCTACACAGAATTTATGATTTACTAAGCCTTATTTCAAATAAAATAGTGGGATCTGAAGATACGCAAAAAATGGTATCTTATCATGAAGCAGGATATTTACTCGGCCCAGTTCCATCATTTTCACCAGCAGAAGACATAGATGATATCAAGAACTAATGTCTGGGCTAATGACGAAGACTTTAAAAAATGTTTTAAAGAATTTATGGCTATAGGAAATTTTGACAATTCTATAGAAGACCCGATTAATGAAAGACTTTATGTTTTACAGCAATTTGCAAAAAGACAACAGAGGCTAGATTCTAATTTTGTTGAAATAGGTGTTTATGCTGGAATGTCTATGTATTTCATGGCAGATTATTGCAAAAAAATATTTCTAGGAATAGATTCATTTGAAGGTGTTTCGGAGCCAACCCCAGGAATAGATACTAATTATTTTGTTAAGGGTTCCCTATCCTGTGATATCTCACATGCAAAAAATTATTTAAATAAATTTAATAATGTTAATTTGCTTAAGGGTTGGGTTCCAGATGTTTTTAGTTTACTCCCAGAACTACAATATTCTTTGGTACACATTGACGTTGACCTGTACGCCCCCACAAAACAATCTATAGAGTATTTTTGGGATAGATTGCTGCCTGACGGGGTTTTAATTTGTGACGATTTTGGCTCAATCAACACGGTTGGCGCAAAAAAAGCAATGGTGGATTTTTTTGGAAGAGAAAATATAATTGAATTTAGTACACAGCAAGCTTTTGTAATTAAGCGTTGACTTAATTCTGATAATATATTATAATTAATATTCAGGTTGAGATTGTAAGATTTCCCTGATTGCATGAAAATGCACAAACCCCCTACGGATCCGCCTCTGTAGGGGGTTTGCATGATATAATATATATTACTATGGCACATCATTTCGCTAACTTTATGAGAAGTCCACAATTCACTCATCCGCAAAAATGTAAGGATGACTGTAAGGTTGAACACGAAAATAAAAATCATCAATCAAAATTTGAAAAAATTTTAAAAAGAATGATGGGTAAATAATGTTTTACGACAGAGAAGATTGTATAAAAGCTTCATTTTTCCCAGATGATTACGGCACACAAAGCGGAGTGTTTATATTTAAAGGATTTTATACAGACGAAGAGTGCAAGACCGTGGAAAACGAGTTAAAAGATTACGATATGAAAGAAAAATATAGAGATACTTTAATCAGCTGGTATTCTAATAAAATTAGCCCCCCACTTGCTTCCATACATCCACTTTGGGAAAAGGCAAGCGAACTTTTGTATCCAGAGTATGTTATGCATCCTCAAGGCAACGTATTAATTATTACTCCAGAAATGAACGAGGGAATGTTTACACACTCTGATTCTCCTGGAAAAGGAGAATGTCACAGACTTTCCCAAGTAGACGTTTGGAAAACTTGTTGTGAATTAGATTTTGGCTTAGTTGCATATTTTGGAGAGTTTGAAGGCGGAGAAATATTTTACGTAAACATAGACAAAGACGGAAACAGATCTGAAGGAGTTCCCGCAGAAAATAATTTAAAAATAAAGCCAGAAAGAGGAGATCTAGTAATTCACGGGGCATTTTCTCCACACGCTCACGGAGTTAATCCAGTCACATCTGGTAGAAGATATGCCTTCTCAAACTTTGTGTTAAAGGCAGAAGATAATCCTGGATCTTTTTATAACTACAAGACCCCAGAGTATTACGAGCAAATTAAAGATAAAGATACTCTTACACTAGAAGAATTTACTGCTATATGGATGAAACCATTAAAAGAAAATCCTCAATTTACAAAAGAAAAAATTAAGAAGTACCAGGCTTCTGGCCTAGAGGGTCCAGAGCTATCTGATGCATATATGGGTGAATTTAAAGAACATTAAACGCCATATAGTGCGAAAAAAAGTGCGTCGGCGAGAAGAACACATTTTAGTCAACTGTAATATATTGTTTCATGTGAAACATATTATCTGAACTGCAGCAACTTCCTGACATACCCCATATAAAGCCTCTAGAGGCTCTCTAAGCCTTTACTAGGCTATTTGCCTACCCAAGGGCGGGGAGGGCCAAAATAACCCTTTACGTGAATATTCTAGAGTTTCCCAGAAGCAAGTAAGACGAGAAATAGACTAAATAGAAACATAGATGCTCTAAATAGGAATAGATATACTTTCCACTTCTTATAGGTCATCTTCGTCCTCTATGTCAAAGATATCTTTTATCCCGCCCATTTTTCTAATTTGATCAGCTAAGAATATGCTTGCAGAAAAGAATAGCAGTGTAGGTATCATCCATTTTTTACAGTATTTATTAATCATAAATCAATTATACTATACATAATATTCTAGTCAACTGCAATAATACTAAGCTTATCTGAAAACAATTTCCAGATCTTTTCCATATACTCAGGTTTTAATCCATCTACTGGATGAGGAGCATCTGTATGTGTCATAGATGGAGTTAGCTCAGGAACTCCTAATGAATCTAATATATCTTGTTGAGTAATAATTATATCGAATCCAGCTTCACTTGAATACTTGTGCAATGCAGCCAAGAACTCTCTATTCTGATCTATTCTTTCTATAATTGTGTAGTAAGGACTAATTCCTTCATGTTTTAAAAGCATCTCAGTAAACTGAGGCAATGGCTCTATTACAACTACTTTAGAATTAGGGAAATTGTCCTTTATGTTCTGAATGAACATTTTTACCGTATTGTCCGCATTTTTATATTTAGGTAAAAATGTTCTAGTATCAACATATCCCATCCATAAGGCCAATATGCCATCATCCTTAATGATTGAGAATGGTTGTGGCATATGATTAACGGTTCTAGCAATTTCAACTCCAGAAGACATCTCATCTTCTTCCCGCATTTGCTCAACACTAAATCCATGCATTTTTTTAGCAGCTTTGGGCCAAGGTATGAATTTAACCTCGTGTTTTTCTGGATAGTAGTGCTCTATTGCCCTAGATAGATGACAATCGCTAATCATGTATACATTTTTCATATTATATAAACTCTCTTCCTGCCGCAGCATATTGTTTTACAAGAAAATCTTTAAGTATGTTTTTTTCATTAAAAATAATAGAAAATTTGTCTTCTAAATTTTGAACAGAATGATTTTTGCCTTTTTTAAACCATACAACATCTCCAGCGTTTAATATAATTTTTGTTTCAAACTGTATTGAATCTGTTGGATTATCATAAAAAGTCCATTCTGATTTACCCATGCATTGCCAATGTATTACGTCATTTTCATCTGAATGTTTAGTTGTTGGACTTCCCCCACCCACTCCTTCTATGAGTAAAAGTGTAGTTTTTACGCCGTAAAGACTTGAACATTCATTATAAAAATTATCTACGTTTGCGTCTTCAAAAAAATATTCAGGTACTACTTTCATTGAGCCCAAAGGCTTTCCATCATCACTATTTGTTACATTCTCTTTTTGTTTATATGCTTTATCAAATAAAGATCTTGCTGGTGGAGTAGCATAATTTCTAAAGACCACGTAGTTATTTGTGTCAAGGATTGCACGTGCTTCTTCAGAGCTTATTTTCATTTATTAATTATACCAGTATAGATTTTAGTTGACTACTATTTAAGATTTATCAAAATGTTAATAAATTTTTAATTTGTATGATACACGTATTTCAGATGTCCGTTTTGTCTATATAGTCCGCACATATATAAATGACCTTGAGCGTGAGTGTGGTGTAACTCACAAAAATAGTTTGTGAATACTAGCGAGTAACCCCCCTAAATGTCAGACCCCCCTGCTAGGATTATAGTATAAAGAAAGTAAGAAAGTCTTACTAAGAAAGGTAGTTAAAATGACTACACTAATCCGAGAGATTACTCTCTCTAATGTCCGAGCCGATGAGGCTAATCTAATTGTCTGCGCTTTCTGCTCAGACTACGCAAGCGAAATGTTTTGCGGTAAATGTAAAGAATACAAGGGCTTAATGACCCTTGGTGAGTGGTTATCTTACACTCAGGAAAGTTGGGTGATGTAATGTTATCCGAAAAAACTTTTAATAAAATTGTTTGGGAATACCAAAATGGTGGCGTGGTTTCTAATCACCCCGAATTAACTACCTATGAGCGTAAGGTATTGCTACGCTACTTAATCTCTCTCCCTACTGTGACTAAGGTCACAGAATAGGCGACAGCGTGTCGCTTGATAATGTCGGTTGCTAATGATAGTCTTACCTTAATAAACAAACTAACGAAAGAAGGACAGAAAATGGATAAACTAAACGAGGCACTAGAGGCCTTACAACAAGCAAACAAAGTGTTTGCTGAAATGTTCGACATAGACGAGAGCGAGGCTAACTAATGTTATTTTTTGATTGGGTAGAGGATTATCCTCACATTGTTTTGCCTATCGTGTTAGGCACGATAACTATAATTGCTATTGTCGGTGCTATTGTTAATGGAGGTAATAACTAATGAAACTAACCTACTCAATTTGGCAAGGCTCTTTACAGAAGGGCACACTAACCGCTAAGAGCATTAAAGAAATTATCGCTCTAGTTAATGAATTAAACGAGGCAAACCCTCCGTTAAAATTCGAATACCTAATACACAAGATAGAGCAGGTGAATAACTAATGATGACTAAATGGGATACTATCCAAGCGGATATAGCAGACGCTTATGTCTATCTAGATGAAGAAGAGGCGTTAGATAAGATTAACGCTGAGGCGATTAGCGATAGCGATATCGTTAGCCTTGATGAAATAATCGAGAAAGAATTAACATTAGATTGGGAGGCATACGAATAATGAACTTAGAATTGTTATTAGATAGCGAATACTTTTCTCTATACATTAACGGGCTATGGCCTAATGGTGTCGGTATAGATATCCCGACATGGCTACTAGTTGGCTCTATTGGTTTTATTTATTCTATCGCATTACTTAGGAGAGATAAATAAATGGCTAACCCTAGCGGATTTTATACCTGCCCTAATTGTGGCAGGTTAAATGCGGGCGCATATACTAAATGCGTATGTGAGCAAACTCACAAAGAATAGACGGCGTGTCGGCTTGACAAAATCGAGCCGATCCCCCACATAGCTACGGGGTCGGGCGTGTCGTTAAGGGGGTGATATAAATCACCCTGGATTTTGTGGATAACTTTCGGGCGTGTCGTGGCGTGTCGGGCGTGTCGTCCACAGCCCTAATGTGATTAAGAACACATGACTTGAGCGTCTCAAAATGTGGAATTACTGGCTAGTAAGTAGAGAATTGTCGGTGGCTTCCGCTATAATTGCGGTATAACGAAAGGAAGTGGCTAACAATGGCTAACTTATACACAATAGAAAACCTTTTACAAGGTAAGCAATATCGCTCTAATTCTCTTAATGGAGAAATTATTAGCGGTGAAAAAACCGACCATTGGTTTGGTAATGATAAAGAAGCGTATCGTGTTTTAATTCGCACACCGCATTCTTATAAAGACCACTATCGCATAATTGCGGTTAAGGTAGGTGAATAAATGGGATATGTAGAAATCTTTAGAATAAATGATGAGGGTGCTGGCTGGGTAGATTTATCCGAAGCAACACCCGCAGAAATGTTAGATTTAGAAATCGGATTATTTCAGGAAGGTGCGCTCTAGGGCGTGTCTTTCCCGAAATTGTCGGTGGCTTAGGCTATAATTTAACCAATAACAAACTACGAAAGGAAAACTATAAATGGGAAATCTAGCAGAAATAATCGGGGTCGCTTGTGATGAGTGTGGCGGTGCTGGCTTCGTATTCTTTGGTGATGAAAAGAATTATGATGTTGAAAGTTGCGATTGCGTTAAAGAAACATGGGGTTTCTAATGTATAGACTAGATACTTACTATGACGGACAATTAGAATACACACACAAATTCGCTGACGCTTTACAAGCGTTTGAGGCTTTCGCAAAATGTTATGATGTCGGATTTGCTAACGAATTCGCAACATATAATTTATCTTTGCCAACGGGCAAAATGTATACTAAAAACTTTAATCGGATTGGATTGGTGTCGCAGAAATGATGACCCGTAAAGATTATATTGCTACTGCTGAAATTCTAAATTATGCTAGTAATAAAATTCACCCTGCTGTTTTTTCTAAAGTCGTAAATGATTTCGCAGAAATGTTTGCGAAAGATAATGAGCGATTTGATGTAACAAGATTTCACAAAGCGAGTGGGTATCGTGTTCCTAACTTCTCTTCAAAATAAAGTAAAACGAATTCAGGAATTGCGCCGTAGTAATGCGGCGCAACCTGTTCGCAATAAAAAAAAATACACACGCAAAATAAAACATAAAAAATCTGATCTAATATAATATCGGGCGTGTCGCAGCTTGCAACGCAGTCGGGCGTGTCGCCCGCATAGGTGCGGGGTCGGGCGTGTCGTTAAGAGTGTGATTAAAAACACCCTGAAAACTGGGGTGTTTTGTAATAAATGTCAGTCAGACCTGATATACTATCAATTCAACCAACGAAAGGTCAACTTATGAATATATGCGAAGACTTCCCATGCTGCGGGCACGAAATGAATGATTGCGATGGATCTCTTTATGGATCCGATGAAGCTATTAAGCAAGATATGTGGCGCATGATGTCACGCATGGCCGATGCAGAAATGGGGGATTTATAATGTCAGACCTAACCGATATAATTGCCCCTATGGTAAAATTAAAAAGATCTAATGATAGAAAGGTGGCTAACCTTGTCACAAAAAATGGAAAGCAAGCCGCAATTGCGAACACGTTCGGATTACCCGCAGGAAAAGATTTTTCATGTCCTGGTGCTACGTCTATCTGTGAGACTGTTTGCTACGCTGGGAAACTTGAAAAACTATACAAAGCAGTAAAGGCTAACTTATTACACAATTGGGAATTGTTACGCAATGCGGACAATGACACAATGGTGGCCCTATTGGATGATATGATCATAGATTTTATTGCTGATTGTGATAAAAAAAATGCGCCTAAGTTATTCCGTATCCACTGGGACGGAGATTTTTTTAACGATACCTATACATATGCGTGGAAGACTGTTATTGAAAAGCATTCAGATATTCAATTTTGGGTGTATACACGTGTCAAGGACGCAGCGCTTATTCTAAAAGATATATCTAATCTATCACTGTACTATTCAACGGATGATGAGAATAAAGAAATTGCATTCGATTTGAAAACTAATTCTAAAATTCGGCTTGCCTATCTAGGAAAAACATTTTCTGCTACCGAAGATACAATGAAAGAATTAACGGGTAAGCCTGGCGCTAAGTGCCCTGAAAATATGAAAAGTATTCCGCTTATCTCAAGCGCAGGCAGTGCGTGTGTATCATGTGGCCTGTGTGTTTATGGTAAAGCAGATATAAGATTTTCTGCGAGTAAAAAATAATGTATGAGGTGATTGGTGTTATTGGCGGATCAATGATGATTCTTATATCTATTCTGCCAATTTTATTAGCCGCATATGTAATAACCAAGCTGTAACGGCGTGTCGGCTTGACAAATTAGCAAGCTCCCGCACATATCTGCGGGGTTATCCACAGGGTTATGAGGGTTATCCACAACCCCTGGAATTGTGAGTATTATCACAAAAGCTGAGACACGCCCATAATGGATTAGGTGATGTCGGTGGCTAATGGTAAAATACTCTTATCCAACAACGAAAGGCTAAAATGAAAACAGTAGAACACTCTCTTAGATTTATTACAGAGTTAGATGAGACCAACCCAACCGCACAACGATTACTAGAATTAGATAAAGATATGCAGGCACAATTATTGGAAGGCATGCTACACACTTTACTCGTTCCCGATATTATGCCACTTATAGATAATCTAAACGCAGGCAACTCTTATGCAACACTAAAGGTTGTGAAATAATGTTAGCAACTGCTATCGGGATACTTGACGCAACCAAAGATAGTATTTTTGACGATGAAATTATGGGATTAGCAGGCGAACTCCATGAACGCAGAAATGAACTATCAGATGAAACTTTTGCTAAGTATTTATTTATGTATTCCACAGCCCTATCTAGCAAAGTAGCCGACCTAGTAACTAAGGTCTGCCTAAGCAAAGAGGAAATGTCGGTGCTATGCGCTACAATAGACGAAATGGACAACCTATCAGAAACTATACTAGAAGAGGATAAATAAATGGGAAGCATAACTGCATTAGGAATACAAGATAGTGTGTTAGATTTAGAAACACAATTAGCCTATCACTTACAAGGTAATCATTACCCGCCCGTTCCAATATCTATGGTGCAACCTTGCATAGATGCTATTGACGCATACTATGATGAGGATTTTGATCGACAGATAAAGATGCCTGAAGGCGTATCTTATAAAGGATTAGATACAGCCCCCGCTCACGCTATCATAGACCAACACCACTTAGAGTTTTGGCTACCTGAAAGTGATTAGCATCACACACTAATATTCTCAAATACTGAGATAAGGCTAGACTAATGTCAGACCCCAATGCTACAATACAACCTAACAAAGAAAAGAGGCAAAATGACAATAGAAGGAAAACTCTATCAGGTTGGCGATTTATTCACCACCCTAAAGTCAAAAAGAACAGGTGTTATCAAAGAGATACACCCACAGGCATCTGGCTCGGTGCGTGTGCTACTAGAAATGCCAACGAAAGAAACTCGTTGGACTTCAGTATCCGCTAAAACGCTACTGGGCTAGTAATTTAGGGCAGGAGGGTCGTCAGACCCTCCTGCTATAATACTCATAACAACAACCAACCAACGAAAGGAAACACAAATGGCAAGAGGCAAAGCAATACAGGTAAAAATCGCTACTACTAAGGTTATCAAAGCCTTAGAAACAAGATTAGCCAAATTAGAGGCTGACTATAAAAAGCAAGATGAAAACGAAGCAAAGTTCCAAAAATCTATTGAGAAATGGAAAAAGGAACTTTTCTCTTATGCTATCGCCAACATCTCAAAGGCAGAAAACCTACGCACCAATTATCGTGAGTGGACAAAAAATCTCAATGTAGATTTTGACCTAACAGTAAAAGATGGTGAGTTCCCTGCTGAGCCTCAAAGAGATTTTGAGCAACTACATGCTCATACTTATCGTGAAATGAAAGAGGAAATGGAAAATGCTATCCGTATTCTCAAAATGACCGATGAGGACACAGTAAGCACAAGCACTTACAACGCTATTGCTCGTTATCTCTAATTAGATAATCATAAGGGTGGGTGCGTGGGCGATAGACAACACCCACCCCTTATGGTATAATTTTTATCCCTACTAACAAAGGTAATACAAATGCTAAACAGATTTAAGATAGAAATGTATGATGAAGTAAAGGCAAATGATTTAACGATTTATTCAGACGAAGGATACGATAACGAAAGTCTAAAAGAACTCGTGTTCTCAAATCTAAAACGATTTGATGGAAATGTTAAAGCTTTTGTATTTGATCAACAAAACAAAAAGAAAACTTCTGCAGCATTCTTTCCTATGGAAACAGTTAATTACGTAAAGTCTCTCTGTAAATAATCTTAGGGCGGGCTTATCTATTTCCCCGCCCTATTTCCCTTAATTTGCCCGCAGAGCTGCGGGGTTATCCACAGTTTTAAGTGAGGCTGTGGATATCCCTGGAATTCTGTGAGATTACTCACACCGCACAATTCGGACATATTATAACTAATCCTAGACAATGTCAGTGCCACCTGTTATAATAAATCTAACAACAAACGAAAGGTAAAAAATGGCTCATAATCTCGAAATCGAAAATGGCGAAGTTGCTTTCGCTCTTCGTGGCGCTCCTGCTTGGCACAACCTTGCAAACCGCATCTTCACAAAAGATGAAGAAGTTACAACCGCTACAATGCTTGAAGAGGCAAAGTTAGCAAATTGGAATGTTCGCTTATCTCCAATTACTGAATATATCCCAGAATCATTTAAAGATGTATCTGATGCTTCTTTAGTGTTACGCACAAATCCATTCAATGGTGGAACTGATGTTCTCGCAACTGTTGGCAAGCGTTACAAGCCTGTGCAAAATGAAGAGTTATTTCAATTTGCAGATGCAATTCACGATGCTAACGCCGATTGCCGTTGGGAATCTGCTGGCTCACTAAAAAAGGGTAAAGTAGTATTTGGAACTGTAGATATTCCACGCACAATGGTATTAGACCCACAAGGCGCTAATGACCAAACAAAACTATACTTAATTGTATGGACTTCACACGATGGTTCTGTTGCCGTTCAAGCAGCCGTTACTCCTGTTCGTGTTGTATGCCAAAACACTCTTAATCTTGCGATGAAGAATGCTAAGCAATCATTCAAGATTCGTCACACACAATCTGTTGAAGGTCGCATTCAGGTTGCTCGTGAAACTCTTGGGCTTGCTCTAGGTTACTTTGATGAATTTGAAATTGAGGCTAAGGCTTTATTTGCTCAGGCAATTACTGATGCTGAATTTTCTAAATTGATTCAAACAATTTATCCTAAGCCAGACAAAGATGCAGCAAAAGTTGCGCTAACTAAATGGGAGAATAAGGTTGTTCTGCTTGATGACCTTTATCATAACTCACCAACTAACGCTACAATCAAGGGAACAAAGTGGGGTGCGTTTAATGCACTAACTGAGCGTCTTGATTATTTCCGTTCAGGTCGTGGCAATTCTGAAACACTAATGGCTGGTGCTTCAGGCTTTGACCCAATTCTTACTGCTGAGAAAAATAAAATTCTCAAGTTAGTAAAAGCATTTTAAATAAATGCTAACTAGCGGGGGAGAATAAAATCTCCCCCGTTTTTATTTGGTTCGTTAGCTTAGCGGTTAAAGCGCTACCCTGTCACGGTAGAGATCGTGGGTTCAAATCCCATACGAATCGCAATCTCAAAATATGAGATGCCCGCAGTGTTAAGGGACGGAAAAGTGTGTTAAGGGTCACATAAAAAATCCCCTGGAATCTATTGTAAATGTCAGTTGGGTTCGCTATAATACTCACATGACTGACAAATGGTTTAAGGATACGTACCTTTGCACCAATTGTGATGCCTTGATTGAGGTAACACGAAAAGGAGAAGCTACAAATATTTCACACTGTTTTATACGGTCCACCTTATTGTCAGTGCAAGATGCTACAATACAACCCAACCAAACGAAAGAGGATAAAATGGAAGATACAAACTACGGCGCTACAGTAACACCTGCAGTTCCTGAATCATATAACCCTAATCTATTGGTAACCTATAAAGTTATCCGTGGATATTCAGATGCAGAATATGCAACTGATAAGGTTACATCAATTGAATGGGACCTACACAATGGACGTCAATCACAGAAAACTGTAAATACTCTTCAATCTAAGATTGATACAGTAAAAGATATTATACTTGAAGCATATACTGATTCGGGTGACCAAGAAACTCTTGCATTAATTGCAGAAGCGCTTGATATTGAATTAACTAAATCAATTGAGTGGACTGCAACTATTGAGGTCAGTGGAACAATTGACCTAAGTCTCACAGAAGACTATGACCTTGAAACAGAAATTATGGAAAATCTTTATGTTGATTCACAAAGTGGCAACATTGAAATTGGTGACACTGAAGTTTCATATGTTAGGGAGTGCTAATGTATTTTGAGTTGACTGCTCCTGATAAGTTATCTTTCGAGATGGCTTATTGGGATGCACAAATATTGGGATTAGACCCACAAGTATTGTCTGCGTTGACTTTCAATGTCGGAACTGGTAGTATTGAGAAGGTAAGTCGCATTCGAGATAAACATAACTTAATTGAAAGTTATACATCAGAATACGAGCCAACAGGATACACAGGGAGATAATATGTCAGATTACAAAGATGGTTTTAATGACGGGTATAAATTTGCTCGTGAAGAAATTATTGAAAAGTTATCAGAGATTGATATCACAGACATAGACTCTTGGATTCTTGACCGTCTTTCAGAAATGATGGAAGGTGGCAAACTGTGATGGCTGAATGGCTTAAGTGTGATCAATGTGCAGCTCAAGCAATGTGGGAAGCAAAGAAAGATGAACTATCTCTTTATTTTTGCGGACACCACAAAAATTCACAGGGAGAGTCACTTGTGGACTGGGCCCAAGAAATGGTACAATTACTCAACTACGAGCAAAAACAACAACTAGTAAAGGCGGAATAAAATGGGCGACAGAGCAAACTTCGGATTTAGACAATCCAGCGGAGAAACAATTATGCTGTATGGACACTGGGCAGGCCATGACATGCTTGGTAATCTAGCAAGCGCTGTAGAAGCAGCAAGATCTCGCTGGAAAGATGAATCATATGCCACACGTATTGTGGTCTCACATTTAGTTGGGGACCAATGGCATGAGACAACAGGCTGGGGATTAACCGTTAATAGTATCCTAGACAATGAGCACAAAATTCCTCTGATTGATTGGTCTACTGGAACATTCTCTTTACACGAAGAGGCTCCATGGTCCGAATCGACAGAGTGTAAGGTCCGTGGAATGCAGGATGAACCAATGTTTACAATGACATTAGATTCATTTGTTAATAAATATGCAAGGGCCACGGTATAATTAATCTATTAGGGTGCCCCTATAGTCTCTTGAGGCCAGGGGTTAAATAAAGCAGAGTTCTTTTACTTTCGTTGGTGAACCTCTAGCAGCCCGTAGAAGCTACTTGACAAATCGTGATCGGCCCGCAAGAGTTAGGGTATCATATTTTGTTTACGGAAACAATATTAAAAGCCCTGGAATTTTGTGATGTTAACCACATAGCTTGGAAAATGTGGTGTGAAACACACCTATATCCTATATACAATGTCAGTGGGTGATGTTACAATTAATCCATATCAACGAAAGGATATAATATGCCAAATTGGGTATATAACACATTGACCATACAAGGTCCAAAGAATGAGATAGATTCAATTAAAGATAAGTTGAATCAGCCATATAAGGTATTACATGATAGTTGGAATATGAAGACTGGTGCTATGGAAGTAACTGAATCTGTTTATTCCGCTCCTGTTTTTTCTTTTTGGAATATCCACTCTCCATTAGAAGACGGTATCACAATGGAAGAATATGTTCAGCAACCTGACCGTTCAGGTGTTGATACAAATGACCCTGATTGGTTTGCTAAGTCTGTTGCTTTTGCTAAAACTCAGAAAGATTGGTATTCATGGAATACATCTAATTGGGGAACCAAATGGGATGTAGCCGTATCAGACGGTGATAAGTATCCTGATACTGAGTTGCTTGAATATGAATCAAAAGGTGATGATAACTGGCTAGTATATAAATATAATACTGCATGGTCTCCTGCTGTAACTATCTTAACTAAACTATCATTACTTGTTCCTAACTCTTTACTTACATTAGAATTTGAGGAAGAAACAGGTTGGGGTGGGGAATATGAGATTGTCCGTGGTGAAGTAAAAGAACTATTAGAATATGAGAACCGTTGCTACGCCTGTGATTCTTACGACACATTAAGTTATTGCGAAGATGAATGTGGGGAGTTCTGCTCATCTTGTAATCATGGCTCTTGGAAAGATGAAGAGGCTATGGCAGAATGTCAGACCCACATGGTACTATTGGACACTACAGAAAAGGCGGAGGTATAATGGCTGGACAATTTATAGATACGGTAGCAGAGCACATTACAGGTGCAATGATACAAGAAATTAGCGAAGACCTATTTGAAAATTGGTCTAATGCATGTTTAGATGAAGGTGAAGATTATGCTGAATATGAATTCATGTCATATGCTTCCCCTGATTTAAAGAAACAATATAATGATTTCTATGGATATACCGAAGGAGATGATTACTACTTATGCTAGGTTATACATTAGATGATTTAAATAGAATGACTAATGCTGTACATGACGCAAAGCTTTTTTATCTTAGGACCCCGTCCGATCTAATGGACAAGGAGCCTTTGAGGAAAGACCTAGAAGACGCTGTTAGTTTTATGCAAGGCCTATGGGCGGAGGGATACTTTGACTAATATAGGGGCCAAATGTGACCATTACTGGGAGTGTTCAGATACCCCAGGAATTTTTACCTGCAAATGCTCTATGGTTAGATATTACAATAGAGAAACAAAGGAGTATCAATATGAGTAAGTCATCTTATTTCTTAGAGTATATGAAGATATATCTAATTAGTCTTAACCAGGACTTAGAGGGTGATTATAATGTTCAATCTAAGATTAATATTCAAGGACAAATTATGGCTACAGAACATTTGTTGTCAGTGGCAACTGATATAATGAATAATTCTAACGAAAGGGTCTATGGATGAAAACTCTATATAAGGATGATGAACTTCCTTCGCACCTCCAGCGTTTAGTTGACGCAGGTGTTAATGGATTAGATATAATGCACGGCGAACTAAAAAATCTAATGCTGATTGCCGAAGAGAAATTGGCTTGGGCTCAATCAATTGAAAATGAGACCGAAGAAGCAATGGATTCAATGGAACGTACAAAGGCAGAGGGACGACTAGATACTCTAGTTGAACTGTATAAACTAACATATGATTTATCGTTTGCGATTGGAGCACGTAATGAAGCCTGATGATAAAGATAAACTAAACGAATGTTTAAAGATTCTTGATACAACCGACCTTGGGTTATCCATGGTATGGCTATGGACATGGTCGACTATTAATAACATAATGGAAGACGAGACATACAAGGTTAAGGTTACACAAGATCAGATGTGGGACCACCTCTGCGAGGCTGTGGAGGCTGGCCAGGGCTTCTCTCTGGAGTACGGGGCGGAACAGCACCAAGAAGAAGTACAAGACTGGATGTTAAGCAGGGACTACATTGTAGACACAATGTTTGAGGATGATGAAGAGGAGGAAGATGAAGACGAGTGACAGATATGTCGATGATCAATTAAGTAAGGCCCAAGCTTTGCTATGGTCTGGATCCTTACATGAAGTAGATGAAGCTCATAATATTATATCTAATCTAATATTAGATAGAATGGAACAAACAGATCTAACATAGGGCAGGAAATATCGCTTACGGCAACTATTTACAAATCCGTGGAAAGTTGCTATAATAAACAAAACACCTCTCGAAAGGGGATTCTTAAATGGCAACAAAACGTGAATATCTAAAATCACAAGGAATCACAGTTGGCGTCCGTGGACGCTTCTCAGGAGCTGCTAAGGTAGCTTTAGCTGAGGCTACAACAAAGGGCATTACATTCACTGCAGAGAAACCTGTAAAGAAAGCTAAGTAGATCCAGGGATGGGGTCAGGGCTTCGTTGGTCCTTGACCCCTTCTCTTAATTTTGGTATAATCTAAAGTTATAGTATGAAAGGCGGAAATGGCTAAAGTAAGTTCAATAGAAACTAAAGCAGCAGAGAAGGTATTAGAAGCAATGGATAACCATTGGTTCAATCCAACTATCATGGCTAGAGAATTAGTTAATGGTTGTGGATATTATACTCAATCTAAGGTAATGGAACTATGTGTAGAAATTATTAAACAGACGGCGGGACAATTTGATAATGCTTGGGAGGAAGGATTTACATCTGATGCATTATTCATGGCACAAAGACTATCAGACTATATAGATAACTTTGAACCAATACATTCATAGATCAAACTAATCTAATATAGCCCAATATATCCACAGGATCTTCCACAGGTCTTGTGGATATCTTTTTATGTGTGGGCATGTGGGCCAAATTATCCGTTTACGACCAAGCTATAAAAATCCCTGGAATTTCCATAAGAATCTATTAGATTAGATATATTATCTATTAAAACATATATTAAATCTAGCATAATATACCCAGAATCTGTCAAAATATTATAACATTTTGTTATATAAATATGTCGACAATGTGGGCCAAATATGCTATTTACGAGGCTATTGACAATATCCCTGAAATATGCTACATGTCTCATATAGAGAATATGCCCCTATTGACATTACGGCCTTAAGTCTGGTAACGCTCAATTACATGTAATGTTTAATTAGATATAACTATAGTATATGATATAGAATCTATAGTATATATTCTCCACTTTACTCCACAATACTCCACTATATAAGCCTTCTAAGGGCTATATAAGACAAGAAAAACGGGAGGGGGATATAGGAGTTAGCTCCTATTTTGCTCTATTTACAGGACATGCAATAGTGTGGAGCACGTATATTATGTTGAGCTATATACCCTTCTCTAGAACACCTAGAGCATGTAGCCATAACTGTATCAGGATCTCCCAAATCAGTCCAATTTATCCGTATATCTCTTGTGTAGAATAACTTGGTTAAATACCATGTAATGGCTATTAGTAGTAGTTCTATCATTATTCCCGCCTTTCAACAATTATGAGTGCATCCACAATCTGAACACTCTCCCCCTGGAGCAGCATTACAATCATCGCACCAGTCTGGTGGATTTTGCTTATATCCTGGGACCTTTACTTCAGTCATATAATATATTATAACATATGCATATTATTCTAGTCAACTAAAATATATGATACTAGAATGGAGTATCTCCATTATCCTTGGATCTACGTAATTGCTCTCTTCCCCATGCATGGAATATATCTATCTGATTCTGGGTATATAGGCACATCTGACATAGTGAATATACGAGATCACCTTTGATATACAGGAAGAGCTCTTTCTCTATATAGCATACATCACAGGTCATCGGTTCCCGCCTCAAGTTCCTCAATACGCTTTTTAATAGGCTTAAGCATGTGTACTACCAGAACAAAATCTAATGCCAATCCCAAACCTAATCCAAAGAAAAACCAAAGCAATGAGTTCATATAGTAATTATACTATATCTGTCAGGTACTGACAATGGGGTTCTACTTCTCGGCGACGCACTTTTCCGCTTCACTAATTGCGATCAATATGGTAGTATATATATTCTATCTAACTAGATTAACAATCTATAGGTTTTCTTCTGCTTCTCTTATATCGTAATGATAGGCGTTTGAATCTTCCGTTACCCATTTCTTGTTGTTTTCAACATCCCACTTACGATCATTGATTATTCTTTGGATTACTGGATTTCCGTATTTAGTTGTAAATGATGGTTCAAGAACAAACATTCTATTGTTAGGTTGGATGGCAAAGTTGCCATCATCTCGCTCTATAACGTGACCGCACTTGTGTTGATTAGGGCTCTCTGAGTACCCATCATCTAACCTGTTATAGTCTGGGTTATGCCAGTCAAGGGTAAATAAATACTTACCATTTACCTTGGTCTTATTTCTGTCCACATAATGAAGACTTAAATTAGCTAGGTTACTAAACTTGGTAGCAGTTATATATGGACTTAAAGAGTTCCACAATACTAAGTTGTATAGACTTTCTTCTGGCACACCTGGCTTTGTACAGAAGGCATTGAGAGGCATACGCCACCACAAGCCACCATCTTCCATCATAAAATGAAATAGTGGGCTTCTATTCTGTACGCTACTTACTCCAAATATTACGCAGGGGAAATACTTATCATGGCTGTCTTCTTGGTTACGCAAAAAATTGCCACGTACATAGCATTCAATCGGTGGTATATTTGCATTTAATTCTGGCATCTGTTTACTTATTTCCTTCTTCTTTAAAACTTAGGCTTCCTTCAGCCTCAACTTTAAATCCGTTTTCTCTATCAAATAAAACATACTCTAAAGAATCTACTTCAAAGGTATCTTTAAATAAAGATATTACCTTATCTAATTCCAATTGGCCGCAGGTGTAAAGATCAAATTGTACCAAACCTGGTCTGACTTCATCCCATATGTGAAAAGCTATATGGCTAGTCTCTATCATAACTACTCCTGTTAGCCCTCTGTTACCCTCTACGTTTACATATGAAGCAAATGGCCCTTTGATAATCTTCATGTCGATCTTGTCTACCAAATTGCGTAGGAATTCAATGCCTTGGGACTCAGACATTACTGAGTTGTGTACTTTAGCATTTACTAATAGGTGTTTATGGTATATCATCTAATTGGTCCCCTAAATGGAATTATTCTACTTCTTGAGCCACCCCTGTAGCCCATATCAAAATCTTTTAGTTCATCATAACCATAGCCAGATTGATTTAAATCAGGTAGGGTATTAGTTATATTATCTTTATTTGAACACATCATTATTCTGCATTAGTCCAAAATCTTTTTTTTCCTGCTACGATATCTTTAACCTGCCGACCCTGGCTTTTTGTAATGGGTTTAACTGAGGCGGAATTTGCAACTGCCCCCATTTTCCTAGGCTTTATCTTAGGATTTTTAAAGTTAACGGTTTGAATCTTTTCTGGCCATAAGCCAGCTGCCTTCATTTCTCTTTCCCACTTGTTAAGTTGGTGTGAGGTTGGAAACTTTCTATCTTTACTCATTATTCAAAATCTCTCTGGTTCTCGAATAGGGCTTCAGGTAAAGGAATCGGACCTTTATTATCGGTTTCGGAAACCGCTCTACTACCATTATAGGAACCTGAAATATCTTGTTCATTGTTCATGCAATGACAATTAGAGCAAGTTACTTGCCCATCCAGGTCTAATTGGAATAAATGATCATTCATACTTACATTATAGTATATATGACAGGTACTGTCAAGACCTATCTACCGCCGCACTTTTTTGCACTAAATTTAGTTTATATTACTTCATGTATGTAATGTCTGTAGATATTCTGGTTCCAGCCAAAACCTCATTGACTCTATGAATTACATGTGAATCAAATATGGCTATATTACCAGATGAAGGCTTTATTGTAATGTCCTTTTCATTTTCACTGTTGATGAATCCTGTGTCTTCAGAAATTTCAAAAAATGAATCTTTATCAATAAAAACTAGCTCTCCGCCTTCAAAGTCTGTAGACAGATAAAGAACAATACTTATTTCTGGCACCATAGTTTTCCCATCTTCCGATTCCCAAGAATCAGAATGGTTTCCAATATTTGCACCAAGATCGTATGTTTTAATCCAATATGTCGGTTTGTCCATCATGGCATATTTATCCATATCTATTCCAAAATGCTTACAATATACTTCCATTGCCTTGATCATGACTGGGTGAATTTTTGCAAATATTTGATTAGATATCTCTAAAGCTTTGTAGTGTGGATCTGCTTCATATGATATTACAACGTGAGAGCCAAGCCTGCTGGAGCCCTGTTTTAATTCCTCTGACTTAGAAAGATCTAGTATATAGTCGATGTCTTCTTGAGATATACAATTACCCAGATAAAGACCATAATCTTTTATTTCATTAATTATATGCATTATTGTAATCTATATATATCTTCAGATGGAAACTCTATATCAGAACTAATATTAATAAATTTACATATTTTGCTGCTGATTTCTGGATCAGTAAGCTCGACCTCTAAATAGTTTTTTTTGTCTTTAAAAAAAGCATTTACTTTATTTAAATGTATTTCTCTTATTGTTAAAAGCTCATTTTCTGTTAAATCTTGAATTTTTGTTTTTCCAGTATTTAAATAAAAATTGCAATATGCTTCCTCAAAAATATAAGGATCGTGTGAATGAGCCCACTTGCCACTTATTTTTTGCATTGATAAAATCCATTCTTTAGCAGGCCTAGTTATATTAATATATTTTGCTTCGGGAAATCTTTCATACAATTTATCAAATATTAAACAAGTTGGTATATCTGAATACACGTCTGTTTCTGGCAAGGAATTAAAATGTTCTTCTATCCCATAAGAATTTTCTTCAAATGAACCAGGTTTTACTTTTTTAAAATCATAAAAATGTGTTGTGCTAAACCCAAGTCCCTGCATAAATTGATTAAAAGATTGTGTTCCATTTCTACCTAAACCTACACAAAGTATTTTCATATATGTCTCCATAATAAATCTTTTATTTTTATCATTATAAGTCTTCCTTATCTATATCTTCTTTCATATCAAGATTGCCTAATAGATCTAAGTCTATGTAGGCTTCAAGGTTATCTAGTATTCCCATTAAGAGTTCCTAGGGATTAGTGTTTGAGGGCCTTCTGTGCCGAATAGAGACTTTTTTACTGGTACGCAATTAGGAACCCTCTTGCCGTTCTTATCCTTCATTCCCACCTGCTTGTAGCCTCTCCAGCAAGCTTTCTCTATGTTATCCCAGTTGTCTTCTTCTTCGTTATCTGATTCGTAAGACTTTGATATTTCTTCATCTGTAAGATCTTCTGATTTAGGGTCTATTGATTTTAACAAGCTATCTTGTAGCATATCCTTGATGTCTTCTACAATTTTATTTAGTTCCATAGTCTTAGTATACCATTCCTTTATTTTCTGTTCTTATGATTCTTTTTATCTGATAGCAACAGTCAGGGCATTCTCCTATATGAAGCCATTTGCCTAATTCTAGGACTACTATTTCATTTATCTTTCCGACCACATTCTTTTTGCATATAATACAATATGCGCTTACATTTTTAGGCCACATCTAATGGGTTCTTGTAATTATTTTCTACTCCATGCTTTATGTTACCTAAATTGCCTGGAAGGTAAGCTGGGTTTAACCAAAACTTTGAGCCATCAGACCCATACCCGTTCTTTGCAACAGACAAAGCATCTGGCCTTTTATTTTTAAAAAAATAACCAGATATCATATATCTTTCGCCATCTTCAAGCAAAAGTATTTCGTGATGTTCGTTTCCAGGAAATATTAGAAGAGATCCTTTGGTGGGAGTAAATTTAATATCTTGATCTTTAAAAAATAATTCTCCACCAATGTAATTATCATTTAAATATAAAATAACAGTAAATCCTCCGCCATATGCCCTGTGAACAGAATCTTCATGATATGGCATTGTTGTACCAGGTTTATATTTTCTAAACAAGATATTTGCTTTTTTGTCATAGGACATGTATTCGCCATCAATTTTTGGTTCTACAAGAGAAATATCTAGGTTTTCTAAAGGAATGCTTAGGTTATTTTTTATAAGATAGTCGCTAAGACAGTTATTATATATATCTAAAACTTTATTATATACATTTAAGTTACTTGGCTCTGGAAATATGTATAGTGTATCTCCTTTTACATTATGACCTTCCGTATAAGAAATCCACTCTCCATTAGCATTTATTAATTGCTTTAATAAATCATCTACATCTATGCCCTCATAAGCCCATATGCTTTCGTTTAGCTTATTTACAGAATTATATTTATTCATACCTATATTATATCATTTTGTTAATTTAAAGCTTATTTTCTAAATTATCAGATTCCCTCAACCATTGATCTTCCCATAAACCCATGAGAGATTTGTTGCCAATATCGTCAAAATAGTAGCGTTTCTTTTCTGGATTGTACGTCCATCCATACCAAGTGTCGCCCTCAGACCAAGTTAAATTAGTTGGCTCTTCATTTTCCTTGACTATTTCCGAAATTGCTTCTCTAAGGCGCCTAGGACGCATAAGGTATTTTTCTACTAAAGTTTTAATCATTATTTAAGATAAAATATTTTCTATAAATCCATCAATTTGTTCTGGAGTTGTTTGTGGCCCCATAGATCTAAATTGATCATCAATAAGAAACTTAGTAAAGTTCCATGGCACTTCATCAAAATCTGCCTGCGAGACTAAATATTTAAATAGCGGGTGTGCATCTGGGCCATTAACATCAATTTTTGTAGACATCAAAAAATCTACCCCGTATGTTGTGCTACAAAATTCTTTAATGTCTTCGTCTGATCCTGGTTCTTGTCCGCCAAACTGATTACATGGGAATCCGATTAAAACCAAACCCTTGTCTGCATATTTCTTGTGCAGTGCTTGAAGCCCCTCGTATTGAGGTGTCATTCCACATCGGCTAGCAACATTAACAAGAAGCAATAACTTTCCCTTAAACTGTCCTAAATCTATTTCATTACCATTGTTATCTGTAAAGCTATAATCAAATGCTGACATGTTAATCCTTTCAGGTAAAAGCAGAATCGCTTTATGTATTAATAATACTATTTTGTAAGGTATTTGTCAAGGGTGTATCTATCTGAATCCATTATAATTTCATAATAAAGCATGTCTGGTATACTATGTCCCGCCTTTAAATGATCCTCTATGTGTATAAATAAATGCTCGTCGTCTTTTATTATCTCAGAATCCTCAGACAACAAGCAGGCTGCACAATAAACATAACCCTCTACATGCGAATATATGTATATATCGCTGTCAAAGAACCTGCTGTAAGCCATTTTATCCCATGTACTTTAAATGGAAATGCTTATCACACACGTCTATAGGCTTACCAGTTTTTGGTTCTGGTTCTGAATATTTACTGTCTTGTGGACAATAAAAGCATGGAGGTATGTTGTTGTTCATATATATATTATACCAGATTAAAGGGTTACTTCAATTAGCTTAGCGCACCTATTACATGTGTCATAGGATTTACCAGTAAATGGGCATGCGCCAGCTTTAATTAAAATATGACCTTTAATTAAACAAATTATTTTTTTAATCATTATTTTTGCCTAAAAGCATATCCACCATATTATTTAAATCTGATACGCTATAGTCGTTATCAATTATGTGATCAAAGCCATAATCATCTAAGTCAATTTCTGATGAATGATTTGTGACTGGACCAATTCCATGTCTATTAATTCTCCACACCTGTCCGCCAGATTTTTTAATAGCGTCTGCTTCATTTTTAAAACGTACATCACTAATAACGGCCTTATCTACATCAATTTTATTTAATGCAAGATCTACCCAAAAATTTGCTCCAAACATATCTCTTCCGACTTCTGTTCCAAACACTTGAAGCAATCTACGTATTTCAGGATAAGACTCTTTTGCTTTGTCTAATCCGTATGTGTCTACTAAATTTTTGTATTTGAAAGGGCCTATGCCGTCTAAACCAACAATTGGATTCAATATATACATTGCTTCTTTCATAGGTGCAGCAAAAGAATAGCGAACAAATCCGTGATTGTTAACTAAACGGTCAGCAGCAGTATCTTTGCCAGACCTAGCATAACCAGATAAACCAATTATCATTTGCTACTGCCCTTTTCTTTAAAAACAAACTTTTGAATAACTATTCTTTCTCCACTAATATAATTTAAAACCTCGTGATTTGACTCAGACGGAAAAATAATTAGGTCTCCGCTTTTTGGCTCTAAAAGAAAGTTAGAATCTGGAAATTCTAAATTTCCGCCTTCACATTCATGAGACAAATAAAATATAGCTGTTAAAAATGGTTGCTCAAATTCTATACCAGTTAATGATACATCTGCTATATGATCATTGTGTAGTGGCATTCCTCTTTCTGGAACAGTCCAGCCAATTAGAATCCAATCTGAGAACCCATATTTTTCTTCAGGGTCTAATCCATACTCTTTAACATATTCTTCTAGGCACGGCGCAAAGTCTTCATCTAATTTATTGTTAGATGGCATAGTTTTGTCCATTACCATCCTGTAGCCAGTGTGATGCTCAATTAACAAATCTTTTCTCTTATTATATTCGCCAAGTATATCTTCTTTTAATTTAGGCAAATCTTTAGAAACATTTCCCCACACCATTATTCTATCAGAACGATTAGATATCATTATTTAATTCCGTCCCATGTTCCTATTTTAGTTGTTTCTATTCCATTTTCTTTCCATAATTCAATTATACTTGGGTTATCGTCTACTGCATGCTTTACATCCCAATATACATTTACATACTCTAAAATATCTTTTTTTACTGCGTAATCTTCTCTGTAGTCCTCGTTTTGCCTCATAAATAAAGCATCGTGTGTCAAATTGTTATTTTTTAGCCACCTAGAAGTCAAGTTTCTATACTTTTCTTTTCTGGCGGTTACTATAATTATATCAAAATCTTTACGGGCTTCCAATAACATATTAACAACATCTTTATGTGGCTCACAATTAATAGACTCTTTATGAAATTCATCGTAATTTCTTTTAAAAGAATCAGTTGATCTATCCTGATTTAATATTATACTTAATATTGGGTCTACGTTTACAAGCGTTCCATCAACATCAAATATCCAGGCTGGTCTTTTTATCATATAATACATTATCTCATTTCTGACAGGTTTAGTCAATAAGTGTGGGGGCAGTTTATAGTCATGCCTAGGACCTATTGCAGCTACAAAGTTATTTAATCTTTGATTTTAACTTACTATTAGCCTGCTTAAATCCTAGGCCATATGACCCTAGCATTAATAGAGCAATTGCTGAGGAATGCAATAAATAAAAGAAGGATGTTCTCACTTTTTCCCTTTCTTTATATCAAATCTATCAAGATCCATAACCTTTGACCATGCATTAGCAAAGTCTAAGAAGAACTTATCTCTTGCATCATTTGACGCATATACTTCTGCAATTGCACGTAGCTCTGAGTTAGACGCAATAATAAGATCAATGCGGGGGACGTTAGTTGCCTCACTAGCATTAGTGTAAGAAAGCAACTTAGCTAAATAGGTGTTGTCTAAGTTATTTTTATTTAGCATTCTAATTCCAGATAGTAGTAATACAAGCTCTACTGGATTTAGGTTTAATAGGTTGGCTTTTTCTACTAATAATACTTCTTCTGGGGCAGTAACTCTCCAATTAATGTAGTTACGGAAGCCATCAAATTGTGGCTCAAGTACTGAAAATGAATCAACGTCTGTCTGATCTTGAGATGCATCTGTTCTACCCTGTGTAAATGGAACAGATAACTTAATCCCCGCTTGCTCTGCTGATTTTTCAATAGCAGCACATCCTCCAAGCACAATTAAGTCTGCCATAGACATTTCTGTTTTAATAGATTCCAATACTGCAAGTACTTTACTAATTGTGGCAGTATCATTTACATCCCAAGATATCTGTGGTTGTAATCGAATTCTCGCACCATTTGCTCCGCCTCTTTTATCTGTTTTTCTAAACGTAGAAGCAGAGGCCCATGCAGTATTTACTAGATCTGAAATAGATAATCCTGAATCTAATATTTGTTTCTTTATCTTTTTAATATTTTTATCAGAAATTGTTTTTCTTTTTACTAATGGAACTGGGTCTTGCCATATTAATATTTCTGAAGGAACTTCTTTGCCAAGATATCTTGAAACTGGACCCATATCTCTATGAGTTAATTTAAACCATGCACGAGCAAATACATCCGAGAAGTATTCAAAGTCTTTAAGAAATCTAATAGATATCTTGTTATACTCTGGATCAAATTTTAATGCTAGGTCTGCTGTAGTCATCATAGGTGCATGAAATTTACCATCTAGATGTGCGTCTGGAACTAAATTAGCAGCAGATTCATTTGTAGGAATCCATTGTGTTGCACCAGCAGGACTTTTTGTTTGTTTCCAATCATATGTAAACAATAACTCAAGATATGAGTTATCCCATCGAGTTGGTGTTGGGCTCCATGCGCCCTCTATACCACTCGTGATTGTATCTTCTGCGTTGCCTTTACCGAATGAGTTCTTCCATCCAAGTCCCATTTCTTCTATCGGTGCCTGCTCTGGGTTTGGGCCAACATTAGCTGGATTACCAGCTCCGTGTGCTTTACCAAATGCATGTCCACCTGCAATTAGCGCAACAGTCTCTTCGTCATTCATTGCCATACGAGCAAACGTTTCACGAATGTCTCTTGCAGAAAGAATTGGGTCTGGATTACCGTTAGGGCCTTCGGGGTTAACATAAATTAATCCCATTTGAACAGCAGCCAATGGGTTTTCTAGTTCACGATCACCGCTATATCTATTGTCTGCTAACCATTCTTTTTCATTACCCCAGTATGTATCATCTGATTCCCAAACATCTTCACGTCCGCCAGCGAAACCAAATGTATTGAAGCCCATGTTTTCAAGAGAAACGTTACCTGCAAGTATCATTAAGTCTGCCCAAGAAATCTTTTTGCCATACTTTTGCTTGATAGGCCATAGTAAACGGCGAGCTTTATCTAAGTTACCATTATCTGGCCACGAATTTTGTGGTGCAAATCTATGCAAGCCTTCTCCAGAACCACCACGTCCATCTGATGTTCTGTAGGTTCCTGCTGAGTGCCAAGCCATGCGAATAAAAAATGGTCCGTAATTGCCATAGTCTGCTGGCCACCAATCTTGCGATGTAGTTAAAAGATTATTAATGTCATCCTTAACTTCATCAAGATCTAGGCTTTCAAATTCTTTAGCATAATCAAAATCTGTCGACATTGGGTTAGACTTTTCTGAATGTTTTCTTAATCCTGATAAATTTAATCTATTGGGCCACCAGTATTCATTTGTTGTTGCTTCTGGCTTTGATGAATGTCCAGTTACGGGACATTTTTCTTCACTCATTTTATATTCCTTTGTCTAGGGTAAAACTTTTCTGCTGCCTCACCTGGCCTCGATCCAGGGACACCCGCATTAACAGTGCGGTGCTCTACCAGCTGAGCTATAAGGCAAATCTATTAATAGTATAGTATTTTTTTGCAATAAAGTCAAGGGGTGTGTCTGTTTTTTAGTCTTACCCATTTGCCATATGCATTTGGCTCTTTGCTGCCTATGTACTCTTGTCCAGTTTCTAAGTCAATTAGTAACCATTTACCAGGAGCCTTAGTATGAATAGTTAAATCTGTTGCTTCATCGTATTCAGGGACCTCAACACCCTGATACATTCTAGGCAGAAATGTATATGCGTTATCTAAAAGCTTTCTAACTTTTTTATGATTCCAATGCATATTTAATGTCATTCCATAGGTCTTCTGGGTCTTCGCAACCAACTGAAAATCTAATTAAATTTTCTGGAATCAGTTTACTTTCGAGGGGCCACCTTCTTCTTCTTTCCCATAGGGATTCTACGCTTCCAAGACTTGTTGCATTAGATATAATTCTGGAAGATGAGCATATTCTGTCTGCACCCTCTGAATCAGTATTTACCTCAAATGATATCATAGCGCCAAATCCAGGATAATAAATTTTAGAAACCATCGGATGATCTGAAATTCTTTTTATTAATTTCTTTGCATTATCTTGGGCTTTTTCAAACCTTACTGGGAATGTTCTTATTCCTCTTAAAGCTAAATAAGCATCAAATGATTGAATTATAGTTCCACTTATTTTTCTTGAAAATTCTATTTTGTCAAACAAATCAGTGTTATTGCTTGATATTGATCCACATAAAACGTCGCTGTGTCCAGCCAAATATTTAGTCACAGAATTCATGGAAATATCTGCACCCATTTTAAGGGGGTTTTGAAGTAGTGGTGTAGCGAAGGTATTGTCTACGCCTACGATAGTGTCCTGAGCCTTGCAGGCCCTTATTAGAGTACTTATGTCAGCCACGTCTAGTCTGGGATTTGTAGGACTTTCTATCCAAAGCATGTACGCTCCATCTAATTCCGATAAAACTTCAGCCGTATTCGATATATCTACAAACTTTGCAATTAATTTTCCTTGATCTTGCATTTGATTTAAGGTTGCATTTACCCCAGCGTATCCCTGGTTAGATGCAATTATTTTTGATCCCAGCGGGATATTATCAAAGACTGCTTTTATGGCAGACATTCCAGAATTAAATACTAAAGTTTTGCCGCCCTCTAGTTTTCCTATTACTTCTTCTAATGAAGATGCTGTATCGTTGCCGTACCTTGCATACCCTATATCACCGCCAGCATGGTAGGTAGAGTTTAATGATATTGGAGTATTGATTGGGCCATCGCTGCCTGGCTTTGGTCTACCACTTAAAACTGAAATCGTGTACGGGCTTGTCATATTACATCCTAATGTTTAAATAAAAGGTAGATCTATAATTTTATCTACGGAATCATCAATTGTGGGGGCATGTTCTTTAGAGCATGCCCCACAACTTTTACACATTATATCTTTTTTCTACCAGTCCTCTTTGGAGGCCTTGGATTTGTATTTAGCTCACGACGTATGCCATGTCTATTTATGTCTGTCTTGAGACCTTGACGTGGCTGCTTGCGTGTAGCTGAACTACTCGTAACGGCCCCTGCAGCTGCACCATTAGGTGGTGGAGTCGTGCCAGTGCCATCTTCTTTTTTAAAGTCACTCATTGTGTTAAGCCTGAGTCACCATCTCTTGAAGTGTCTGTAATTGTAACTGGAACAATACCAGTTGTACTTCCTACTGATTCACATCCGCATTCAACGCACATTATTTACAGTTCTCGCAATCTTTAACTGCACAAGGGGATTGTCCTCTTGTGTCTCTTGTACATGCTGTAGCAGATCTAACTACTGATGCAACAGCCGCTGCAACTGTAGGTGCCACTACTTCTTCTTTATCAAATATTGACAATTTACTTTCCGCCCTGGCCTACGCCTGAACTGTCTTGTGTTGACTTGTCTGCTGCTGGGAAAGCTGCTGCAGGTGCTGTGCCTGTTGGATTTAGATCAAGGCTGTTTGTTGCTCCTGGCTTTACTTCGTTAAATCCTGTTAAGTTAATTCCGTCTGACATTTTGTACTCCTATAGGTTATTTATTTAAGTAGTTCTAGAAATCTACTCATTGGTCTATTATACCATCTGGTTGATTAGAATCTGAATCCTCATCCCTTTTATTACCTAGTCCTATATGATCTGCACATCCACATAACCAACACATTAGTCGCCCCAAATGGCCGCAGAGCAGCTTCTACACATATTAGAGTAGCTATTTTCAACCATGTCAGACCTATTTTTGCTATGCCATATTTCTTTTATTGAAGTATTAAATGCATTTCCATATACTGTTTCAAAATCGTAATCGGCGCAGCATATAAATAGATCCCCATTGGGGTTTATGTGTATCCACTCATTAGTTCTACTTCTTACCTCTATCCCGCCAGAACATCCTATAACACGACTACCTTTAGGCATTAAATATTTTTCTATAGCTGGACCCTGAGTCATTATTTTATATGTTTCTAGGTGCGCTGCTCTATCATATAAATGATGAGCTGTACTTATGCTCAAGGTTGGAAAAATTTCTTTAAATCTGTCATGCTCTTTTTTTAAATCTCCTGTTTGAACATCTAAATCTAATTTTGGTGCATTTTCAAGAAGATCTAGCCATCCACCATTTTTAGTTAAAGACAAATCGTTAATGCCATTAATCATCAGATGGATAAAGATTGGTTTATCTAGTTTATTGTTTTCTTCTATAAAATATTTTACATTTTCTATAACTTTTGGAAATAATTTGACATTCATTTTAACGTATTTAGACCAGGTATCGGCTTCAGATGACGGTATGTTTAATAATATTCCATCAATAGAATCCCTGTGCTTTATTAAAATCTCAGTTTTAGATTTAGTTAAATTAACTCCATTAGTAAGTATATTTGTTTTAAAATTATATTTTGAATATAGATCCATCATGGCATCAAATTCTTTATATAAAAGAACTTCGTTGTAATTAGCTGAATATACCATTTTTAATTCTGGATCTACAAAATCGCCCTTTCCATCAGTTAATTGAATAAATATATTTTCTATTTCTGACAATGGCATGTCTCTTATTGCAGATTTTGGATTACCAGCATACGCAACTGGACAAAACCAGCATGCTGAATTACACAAACCGTTAACATCGAGCTGTACTGCCTTTATCATATATTTATTCATTACACCTTATACAATTCTTGATAACAATCTGCACACATATCTATTATGCCAGACTCAGGTAAACTTCCTATTCTGGATGCCTTACCCTTACAATCTTTTATTTCACATAACCCATTAAGCATATATTATTTTAATTTACTCCCAAACTTGGCCCATGCTCTTTCATGAATGAAGTATCCCACCATTTCGCATGCAGTGTACACAATTGCAAATGCTCCAGCATACTCCCAGTGGGCTTCTCCAGTTATAATTTTTTCAAAAAAATACACCATCGTGCCAACAAATCCGATATGCACGGCTGGCCATGTAATTGATTTGTATAGACTTCTTTTATTTGATTCCATTTTGTTCTCCTATAATTTCTTTAATTAAGTAATGTATTGATGAAGCATTACTGTCTTCTGGATGAGCACTAACTAATAAATCAGTGGCCCCCAAATCTTTTAATTGGTTTAGTTGTTTTTTTACGCTATCCTTATTGCCATATATTGTCCATTGTTCAGACCCTTTGTTTTTAGAAAACATGTCCTTCATATCTAATTCTGAATCATTTATTATTATACTAATTGCTAGCATTTGTTTTTTATTTTTTATAAAATTAGGATCTTCGTATGACTGCTTGTGCATGTTTAGCATAGCAAGGTGTGTGGCGCCATACTTTTCGGCCATGAGTCTTGTCTCATTTGAATGACCGCCCATAACTATTTCTGAAACCGTATTACCAGCTAGGGTATTAAATTTTAAAATCCATTCATCTGTATATTTTAATCTTTTTTCTGGAGTATTTAGATCTTTACCAAACCATATTATGTCTTCTACCGAAGTTTCTTCTTCGTGCAAATCTCCAGATACAATATTGAGCATAAGCCTGTTTGGCGATATATTATAAAAAGCTTTGCATATCATTGCACAATATTCTGGACTAATGGCGTATGTTCTAATTGCAGGCATATACTTAAATTTATGATTTAAGTCTAAAACTCTAGCAGCTTTAATCCAATTGTCATCAATTTTTGAGTGGTATACAAGAAGCATAGACTCATATCCAAACTCGTCTACTATATTTGAAATTGTATTAAGATGTCCAATGCTAGTATCTCCGCCTCTTTCCATCCAGTGAAATCTCATATCTTAATTCTATCATTTAAATGATAAAGGGGCAAGGCTTACGCCCTGCCCCTTTTAATTAAATTAATTACTTAATCCAATTAACCTTTAGCTTAGGAAACTTTGCGTTCCACTTTTTAGCCAAAGCATTGAACTTTGTCTTTAGATCTGCAATAGTCTTTTTTAGGGCTTCGTTCTCTGCCTTTAAAGTTGCTGTTGCTGAATCTGATGAAGCCTTTGCATCTGCAAGCGCCTTATCTGATGCAATCTTGTCTGCTGCACGAGCCGCTCTTTCTGCTGCCAAAGCTGCGTTAACTACCGCAAGCTCTGATACAACATCACGTACTACAATTGTAGCGCTTACAGAACCTATTGGTGCTGCTAAGCCTGTTACGGCTGTTGCTACTGTTGCATATGCAACTACTGTTACTGAACCAGTAGCAGGCATTGTTACTGTCTGCTCTTTTGTTCCAAGTGTTGCTGTTGCTGAATCAGTTGTTAGTGCTGTTGATAGCGCTGTTCCAGAGCTTGAAACCAAAGTATTAATTGTGGCTCCACTCTTTAGATTTCCAAATACATCGTATCCAGATACCTTAAGAACTTGTGACGTACCTGCTGCTGCTGATGATGGAGCAGACAAAGTAATTGAGTTCAAAGCACCTGCGGTACCTTGTACATAATAAACTGTTGTTGTTCCTGCACGAGTAATAGATACCGAACCTACTGCTGTACTTTTAGTATATACATAAAAGTCTGCCGCTGTTCCAGTTCCTGTTGCAATTGATAGTGTGGATGTTCCAGATGATGCTGTTACTGCTGAACCAGTTGCTGCAAGAGCAGGTACAATAGTTGCATTTACTGCAACTGCTGTTACTACTGTTCCAGTGTCTACTGATGTCACAGCAATCTTTAATGCATCTGCTGCATCTACGCTGTTATCTGCTGGTACTGGTAGTGATACAGGAGTTGTTACTACTGTTCCACCCGTTGCTGCAGATCCCGCCACTGTTAATGTGACAGTTCCAGCGTTAGCGTTAGCTGCTGGCGTTACAAGCATTGTGCTAGTCAGGGCTGCAGCGATGATTAGCGATATTTTCTTAAATGAGTTCATTTATTTTATTCTCCTTATTTCTTCTGCATTATTTAAATACAGAAATTTGTGACATGTTCACACTATATAAGACGTTTTTCTTTATCAAATGTCGCTATCTAGTGTAATTCATGTAATTTTACGTGGAATGAACATGGATCTCCACCTTCATCCCAATCGATCATTTCGGCATCTGATAGTGGTGGGCCTTCGTGTGTATCGCAAAATATTTCTGATACCCATCCTCGATCATAACCATTCTTAAGCCATATTTGAAACTCTAAATGGCTAGAATCTTCCGAATCAAACTCTAAATCCATTCTGATAACTCCTCAAGTAACACGTGCTTTGGCTTAGCCCCCGTTATTGTCTTGACTGGTTTACCATAGCTAAATAGTATCATGGTTGGGATAGTCTGTACGTTAAATTCATCTGATTTTAATGGATTCTCATCAACATTTAACTTTCCAACCCAGAGCCCGCACTCATTTGATATCTCATCTAGTATTGGAGATACCTTTTTACATGGCCCACACCATTCAGCCCAAAAGTCGATAAGAACTAGGTTGTGAGCTTCAAGAACCTTATCAAAACTTTGGTCTGTTACTATCATTTGTCTTTAAGTTCCTCTGCTGCTGCGTTAAATCTATTCATAAAGTCTTGTATTACAAATAGAGTTGTTTCGTGTGCATTCTTTGACATTGCAGTAAAAGCATGTTGATTTTTTTCATCTTCAGGCATTGCTGAGACCCATTTTTTATATAGGCCTTCAGCAACCTCTCCGACAATCTCATCCATTACTGTTAATTCAGCCATTAAGCTTTGCCAGCCAAATTGCTTTGGTTGCAGCCAATTTATCTGTTGCTGCTTTAACTGATGCGTCATATTCGGCTTGTGCTGCTGCAATTGCAGCATTAGCATCTGCCTGCAATTTTGCACGAAGTTCTGCTTTAGCTTTAGCGTCCGCTGCTACTTTTGCTGCTAGCGCATCTGCATCTGCTTTAGCTTTAGCCTCTGCTGCTGCTTTATTATCAATAACTGTTGGAGTATTAGTATTTACTACTGGATCTAAGCTTAAAAGCTTAATATGAGTTCCTTGTCTACCAACAGTCTTTTTTGAAAATGTTTTTAATTTATCAATAAGAGGTTGTCCAGATAAATTAAATTTTACTGTCGCTTCTAGGTATTTCATTGCTGCAATTTGTGTAGATGCAGAAGTTCCAGCAACGTTTTTCATTACGTTCTTTGGCCCTGCAGCAGTTAAGTTTCCTAAAGCAAAGAAATCTAGCAACGATGAATCGTTGTTACTATAAGTAGTAATTTCATTAACTTGATCTACAGCGCCTACGGAAACTACGTCTGGGATGCATGAAGGCCAATCAATTCTTGTATAAGATCTGCTATTTCCTACTGCAGAAAATACTGGAATGTTAACATTTAGCAAATCCTTAATAGCGGATTCGGTTCTAGGAAAAACTGGACAATATGAAGTTCCTACTGGACCCAACAGTCCAGATGATCCCTGTGATATAGACACTGCCTTTATATTATACTTAGAAGCATTATCTTTTATCCAAAGAAGTGCTGCGGATATAGTAGACTCACCAGTTGGTTGTCGCATTCCTACTGCACTATTTGCAATAATTTTAATAAAAAGAACTTTTGCATTTGGGTTATTTTTTAATGCAATGTCGGTCATCATTGTGCCGTGATCGAATCCATTTTTACTAATAAACTCTGGTGACATTGAAGCTGCACCAGGACCTTCTTGAAAATTTGTTCCATTTGGACACAGGGACCATTCAAGAATACAAACTTCTCCTACAATTTTATCTTTAAATTGTGGAAGAGATGTATCGATTCCAGTATCAAGAATTGCTAGAACAGGTGCGTTTGCACCAGATGCCTGTGAAATTGCTACAGGAGATAGTAGTGATAAAGTAAGTACCGCCGTTATTAGTTTATTTTTCATATCTTAATTATACTAAATAAAAGCTGGTTGTCAAGACTTGTTTTTATACCATTTTCCAGCGTCTAAATCAGACTTTTTATTGTTTTTATCCATAATATCGTTAACTAATGATATTAAGGTTTGGGTCATTATGCTTAGCTCATCTACTCTAAACTCTAAATCTTTAATTTTTTTAGATTTCCTCATGATTAGCCTTATCTATTGGTGTTGGTGCGGTGGCAAAGCTGCCGCACATTAGACATTCCATGTCTAAAAAGTAATTGGATATTTCATAGTCTACAAATGAAACCTTAAGTAGCCATACTTGTGATCCACATGGGCAAACATGTGTGGGTGTGCCTCTTAAATCCATTGCCTTATCATAATCAACTGGTGGAATATATCTTGGATCTTTTTTTTCTATCTCGGTTATAGCATCTTGCACCGCTTCTTCATATTTATCTATGTAGTATATGCCAACCTTAAACCTTTTTGCAAAGATTCTTAGGAAAAAACTCAATAAGATTACCGATATTGTAGCCGATATTATGAGAGCAATCTTCATGTGATTATTATACCTTAAACCTGAATGTATGTATAGGGTCCTGCTACGCACATATTAAACTCAGTTGCCGCTTCTAAAGCAGCCTTGAGTCTAAGTCTAGGGTTTCTCTGTTTCTTTGTTGCATGCAAGGCTCCAAGTGCTATCGCCCCACCACTTCCTTCTGCCATGTAGTTTACAACATTTTCTCCCACATGAAAGTCTTCATCAATTGTAAAAAGTCTACCGCATACGCCAACCATAAAAACTCCCCCGCTATCACCATCATTTTCGCTAGATGTACCATAGCTTCCATATCCATTTTCTTTAAAGGCATCTTTAATAGAATCAATAAACTTGGTTCTCATAAATTTATCTAATCCAGAATTAGTTTTTGTTGGGGTATATTTTGGTGGGGCCCATGAGTATTGAAGAATTTGACCCATTCTAAATGAATCAGTAAATGCTATTCCATATTGCCCCACCTTAAAACACTTCGGTTCTTTTCTGGCAAGGATCATTCCGCTTTTATCATCTGATGCGGCATGGTCGGAAGCCATATACACGGTTCCATTTTGGGCAATAGCTACTATACAGGTCATGCTTTCAGTATACTATTTTTAAAATTATTTGTCTATTTGGGGCCTATCTTCAGCGTCAAAATGGATACCAATATGCTCTAATTTACTTAGTGATTGCTCTAGGTCAGACTTTACATGAATTAATTCTTGCAGGGCATCGTAGTATTTTTGTTTCCATTCATCTAAATCTCTTTCTAGTTTATATAATTTTATTTGTAAATCTTTAAGTTCAATCAAAAGGCCATCGTGTTGTTTTTCCGCCAACCGAACTAATTCTTTTTTCTTTGCTTGCCTATAATTAAAAAATACGCCTATTAATCCACTACAAAGTGCGGCAGATATGGTTATTATTAATTGGGTAAGATTAAACATTATATCTAATTATACCCTAAAAAGTGTTTAAACCAGCAGTTCTGCGGCTTTTATGTCTTCTCCAACATATCTTTTCTTGGATATATAGTCTTTTACAATTTCGTGTCCGTGTTGTCTACCACACAAAATTATTGTCCATCTGGGTTCAAATTTATTGTTTACGCATGTTTCACACATTAGTAAATTGATTGCAAGCAAGCTAGATCTCTTTAGGTTTAAATTTGCTTTGCTTTTATTGCAGCAATAACATAGTACTTTCTCCATTAATTTTCCTCCGTATTATTAATTCCAATTTCATTTGAAATAATGAAATCGCTTGTATCAAAAAGCTCAACAACCTCTTCAAAGCCATCGTTGTATCTTATAGAAGACATAAATGCCCCCTGTGATACTATTACCCCATATCTTTGTTCAGGGATAATATAAACAATAGATGCAACATCACCCTGTTCTTCCACCTGGCTTCCCCTCCAACTCGACTCGTACCCCATATGATTCTAGGATCCTTTTAACCATTTCGATATAATCTATAACTCTCATTCTCATACTGCCATCGTACTGTGAAAAATTGTTTTCATATAATCTTATTGCTAAAAATTCAGGATACTTTACAATATCCATCTGTAAGTCGTGTGAAGGGCTTTTTAACTCTCTCACTTTTTTTGCCATTTCTTTTGTATAAAAAACTGGCTTGTTTGCTTCTCCAGTCCATTCGTTAATGCCATACTGGAAATGATTTTTATCTTTATCTATAAAGTTAGCCATGTAATCCCTTTATTTTTTTGTTTATATCTTTTGTTTTGTGTGCATTTTTTGATTTATCTGGTGTGCCAGAACTTAAATAAACTCCGCCCCAAACTCCGTAGTTATCTGACTCAACTCCATACTTATAACACATGGCTATTACAGGACAAGACATGCATGCCTGATCAATACTTTTGGCTATGTTAACATCTGTTTCGTATGAATCAAAAAATAGGTTGGTGTCCATGCCAAGACATAGTGCTAGGTCCTGCCATTGAAGTAGGTCTTTGTCTATTCCTAAACTATTTAAAATTTTTGACATATTGTGTTGGGAGCTTCCATAGCCCATCATTGTTAATTGCAATTTTTTCTGCAATTCCCCACTCATTTTTAAATAGACCGTTTTTATTTGTAAACCCAGAACTATTTTTTTTCCAGATTATTAAAGAGTAATTGTCCCAGAAAGATTTAACATTTTTAGAGTTAGATCTTTTTATAAAAACATCTACGCCTAGTTCGGTTAAGTTAAGCAATGAGCTTCCTGTCTAGTACCTATAGTCGGATTAAAACCGACACTCCACGGTTGGAGGCAAACTTTGGGTTTGCTGCGTTTCCCAATTCCGCTATATGGGCATAGTGCTTATTATTATTATACTTGCACAAAAATCTAATGTCAACCCTTTATTTACTTTTTATTTCAATTATTTTAGCAGATTTAATTTCATCATCTACGCCAAAAATATCACTGGCATAGTCTCTAGCATCACCTTCATCGAAGGCCTCAATTTCTGCCTCTATTTCTATTTTAACTCTATATGTATTCATTTACTATTTACCGCAGGTTGGACAAACCTTTGTTTTGGACTTAGCGGTATTTTTAGCCGCAGATGGTGCTGCACCTTCTGCCTTAAACTTTGGACGACCAAAGCCTACGATTGAAATCATTACACCCTTTTTGTTTTTCTTAAAAGCACGAAGTTTCTTGCAGGTTTCTCCGCCGTTTCTTTGGCTACCCTTTTTGCCGTCTCCCGTTGTATTTCCTTCAATACACCAAACAGTTCCATCACCATTGTCTTCAATAACAATTCCTACGTGAGAAATTCTATCAACACCGTCTGATGGGAAATCAAAATAAGCTATGTCTCCTGGTTCTGGATCTGCAATGTCTCCGTCAACCCATGAGCCTGCTTTTTTAAAAGCAGCCGCACCAGCTGGAGTGTAAACAGTATTTGGGATTTTAACTCCCGCCTCATTGCCACACCAATTTACAAATGAACCGCACCAAGGTTGGAAGTCTGCTTTAGTAAATTTTCCATACTTGGTTTCATTATCTTTAGGACCTTCAATATAACCAACTTCTGCCTTAGCAACTTCAATTAAACGTGCTGCTGTATTTTGCTCTGACATTATTTACTAACCTTTTTTGCCTTGTGTGGACCTAGGTCTGCTTTAACGGTACCGTCTTTTCTTAAACGAACAATTCTACCATCTTTAATTTGCATTGAATTAAATCCATGATCTTTAAAGTAAGAAGCTGATGATCTATTGGCCATTATTTATTCCAATCAGTATCTACTGGCTGCTCTGCTGGCATTGCTCCGTCTGGCTTTGCTGCTAAACGTGCAGCTGTTGCATCAATTTCTGCCTCAAGTGTCTTGTCTGCTGCAGTATTTTTAGCGTCCATCTCTTTATTTGCTAATTGTGCTGACATTACATCTTTAGCTCCAGATGATCCAATTAATAAACCAGCAAGTGTTCCTGTGATAAATGTTGCAACGCTTCCGAGAACATTAAAAAACATCTTATCGTTTTCTGATTGACCAGTGACTGGCTGTGTGACAAATATCAACGCATACATAATTCCTGTTGCAGTTATAAATAGAATTGATCCTAGAGTTATTCCTAAAATAAATTTAAGTCTTGCGTCTAAATCTTGTGGTGATAGTCTTTCTCTAGCCATTTGCTGGTTCCTTCATCTCTACTAAGTCTTCTGGACAAGCCCCGTTAGCTGTACAGATTGGTGGTTTGCACTCTGCTGATTCCCAATTTGTTGGATCTTGGCATGGATAACGATAATGACCGTCATAGCCGCATCCACTTAAGGATAGCATTAGTATGCCTGATAAAGCAATAGGGATTAGTTTCTTCATAACCCTATTATAGCATTTATTACTCTTTTTCGGATCGCTCTCTTATTCCGATGGTCAAAAACCATAGGGCTACTGAGGCTAGAGTTACATATCCTACTACTGTCTTTGCGCTGCCCTCAAGTACCACCCAGGCTACGAAAAATCCTAGGAATGTAAAGTTTTCATTTAGGGCCGCAAAGCCCCATTTTTTTAACCAGTTCATATTCATATTATACCTTCCTTCTGTATGCTGTGCCAAGAACTATCTGGCCAGCTATTATTGTTACAACTACTATATCTTCTGCTTTTTCACGTTCTGGTATAGACATATCAGCGCCTATATTAAGTAGTGCTTTACCTAATTCACATTTTTGTTCTTCTGTTAAACCTTCAATTGCTTCATCTGGATTAAAGCAAGTAGCAATTGCATTCGCTAATGCCGCTGGGCCTTCTAATACAAGTAATGCAGAAGCCACTTCTGCTTGAATAACTACTGGGTTACCGTTAGCATCTTCTCTTACTTCTACTGGAATTGTTGGAGGAAGATCACGATATTCAAGTCCCGCCGATTCTATGTTTGCAGCAGTTACTGGTGCTCCTTCTGCTGATTCTATCAATACATCTGCAACTAAATCTTTTTCTGCTAAAGTAAATTTGCCGTCTTCAGATAAGGCTTCAGATAAATTAACAACTTCTGCAGTTGTTATTTCTCCATCTGCAGAAAGCATTTCTGTAATAAATTCTGCTTCTGCTTCTGTAAGTCCGCCTTCTGATAAAGATTCAGACACTTCAGCAGCAATCTCTGCAGAAACCTCTCCACCTTCAGCAATTGCTTCTAGTACTGCAGAAACCTCAGATGCATCTAAACTACTATCGCTAATTAAATCAGTAACAACTTCTTGAATATCTTCTACAGAAAGGTTTGCACCACTTTCTGATATTTCTTCAATAGAAACTTCACTTTCTTCAAATACAACCTCTGCTTCTTCTGCAGGAGTATCAACAGGCTCTGTGTCTATTGGTTCTGTATCTACAGGTTCTGTATCAACTGGTTCTGTGTCCACAGGCTCTGTGTCTATTGGTTCTGTATCTACAGGTTCTGTATCAACTGGTTCTGTGTCCACAGGCTCTGTGTCTATTGGCTCTGTATCTACAGGTTCTGTGTCTACAGGAGTTGTGTCAACTGGAGTTGTGTCTATGGGAGTTGTATCAACTGGAGTTGTATCTACAGGGGTTGTATTAACTGGAGTTGTATCTACAGGACCACCACCATTTAAATTTGCACCTTGTGGTGCTGGTACAGAAATAACAGTATCAGTATATTGACTTACAGGTCCAGACCAGTTAGCAACTCTAACTGTATAAGTAGCGCCTTCTGTCAAACCACTTAACTGAATAGATGCAGGAGCACCATCTGTATTATATGTTCCACCTTCGTATGGATTTTCTGCATCTGGATCATCTGTTATTACTTGATAGAACCAAGTGTTTGCTGTATATCCTTCAGGTAGAGATGGTGTAATAGTTGCGGTAGTTCCTGCAACAATTGGAGTTGAAATTATTGGGGCAGGGGTTGGAATGTTGTTATTAATTGCAGTAACTAGTTGACTTGATTTAGTGTTTAATGATGACTCAAGAGATGTCTTTGTTGATACCGCTGAGTTTACCGTATTGGTTAAAGATGTAGTATTAATAGCATTTATATTAGATGTGTTTGTAGTATTTTGAGCAACTACTGGAGTAAGGCTTGAGTTTAATTGTGCAATAGTTGCATTTGCTTCGTCAACTGCTGCCTGAACTGTTTCTGTGTTTGGATCTACATATGGAGTAAATGCTGCACCTTGACTTATTTGTCCAGCAAAACCTGCTCCAGCATTGGTATCTGTAATGTTAGTAATAGTTCCGTTTGTAGTCTCTCTATAATTAAATCTTGCTTGATCTGGTATTGGTCCATTAGCAGTTACACTTGCCATCCATGCCCCGTCATTTGGATTAACATCAGCATTAAATCTAATTTGAACCATTTGTGTAGAAGCATCTTGTTGCGGATAAGGTCTAAGATCCCAAGCAATATCTAAACTTGTTCCAGTAGTTGCATATGTAATTCCAGTTCCTGTACTCCAAGTTGTCCAGTCCCATCCCGCTATAGATACGGATGGGGCACTTGGAGTAGAGTAATAATTAGGACCTTCGTTGACACCAAATGTAATAGTTGCGTTAGACCCGACATAAACATTGTTGTAAACAGTTCCACCCATTTGCATTCCGAACGGAAGATTCATTTGAACCCCAGCATCATCTACTCCAGCCAAAACATTTGTGCTAGTTCCAATAGTGGCTTGTAAATTGTTGACTGCTGTTTGGGCAGCATCAATAGCAAGGTTTGCTTGAGTTAATTCGGTTTGAGCAGTTGCCTGTGCTGTAGAGGCTTCTGTTTTTGCAGTGACTACTTCAGATATTGCTGTCTGAGCCTCTGTTATTTGTGTTGTTATATTATTTATGGCGGTAGTTGCAGTAGTTACTGTAGCCTTTGCATCTTGAACTACCTGAGAACTTTGATCTATTGGGGTAACAGATAAATCAACACTACTAATAGTATTAATAGCGGTTTGAACATTATTTACTTCTGTATTAGCCAGAGATATTTTTGTGGCTACTTCTGCCGTGACCCCTTGGGCTTCGGAATATTCGGTTTGTGCTTGTGTTATCTCTACTATTGCATTGTTTGTGGCTGTAGTGGCTTGCTGTACCTCTGTAGTAGCCGTTGCAATGGCGTCATTAACTGCCTGTTGTGCAGGACTTACAACAACTTGTTCTTGTCCGCCATTATCTGTAGCCCACGCATAACTTGGGCCAATAAAAAATAGCCAACCTGTAACAAAAAGGCTAGCTAAAAAATACTTTAACTTTCTGGTCAATTAGGATCCCCTAAGTAATGCAATACTTTTGCTTACTTAGTAATTATAGCAGAGTTTTACTTTAAATTACTTAGGATTATCTGTTTTGTAAAATCCATTACCCTTAAACTTTATGCCGAAAGGCGTAAAGTATCTTACCATACTTGAATCACATTCTTTACACGTGTATCCTGGATCATCTTCTGAGATAGATCTTGTTACTGCAAGTGTCTCGTGTGCATCATCAGTTCCACATTTATATTCATATACTGGCATTACTTTCTACCCCACT